GCCGCAATGCCAACTAGACTAGCATCGCCGTTATTAACAGGCACCACAGCATTTGTTAACTTAGCAACTGCTGTTACTGAACCATTATCATTACTGCATTTAAATCTACGAGCACCTTTTTGCTTTAAGATGTAACCTTCTATAACAGTTCCGTCTGTTTTAAATCGTATAGGAATATGTGGTGTTAGATCTAATCCGGTTATTCCAAAATATTTATTATTAATTTTATTAGCCATTTGGTTTCTCCTTGACGTTCTAGGTCTATGCTTGGCTAGCATAAGTCATTCTGACAAAGTATTTAGCAAAAATAACAAAGGGCGCCTAAGCGCCCTTTATCAATCACACCAATTCTTCTTTATTGATTAGAAGAATGTTGGATTACTTACTGTCACTGTGCCAAGATAATCCGCAGCATTACCTAGAGAGCTAGCTGTATTTGTTAGTTCTACATAACCATAGCGTGTCATGAAGCTAACTACTGGCTCAAATGTGCTTGGATCTAGAACAACACCACTGCTCATTAATGGAATGTATGGGCAATAGAATGCTGCTGCATCACTTTCTGTTGAACCTTTGTAACCAATAAGAACTGTATCATTGGAAGCATATGTGTCAACATAAATCTTCATTGCGCCGTTTAGGGTACCAGCAAATTTGGTATTTGTTGGTGCTTCAAATGTGCCTTCTGTTGTACGTGCAAATGCACTTGTTGTTGCACTTTGTAACATTGTTAATACGGCAGGACTTACAACAGCCCAGTTACCTGCACCACGACGTGTACGTTGAGCGATTGTATTACTTACTCGGTTAACTGCAACTGCTAGAGCAGCGTGCTCGTCGCCAACAAATGTAGCTGTACCACTTACAGCAGCTTGATCAAATGCAATCTGGTTTTGTGAACCAGCTAATGCTTTAAGACTTGCTAAAACCTCACGGTCAATTTCAGCTGTAATTTCTTGGGCTAAAGCAGCCATGATTTCAGCTTCAACGTCAATACCGTGTTGAGATTGCATATCTTGTGCAGCCTCAAATGTCCAGCGAGCACTTAACTTACGAGTTTTCGCTTCCACTGTTTGTTTGAGGATCTGAATGCTCATTCTACGACCAGCTTCACCTTCTAAAGCAGCAGTAACAGCAGCTTTATCGTTAACAGCTCCTGAATAACCTTCAGCAATCTTGAATGGGCTAAGTGCTTCTTCACCAGCTGTTACATCTGTACCATTTGTGCTGTTAAAATTGTCTGCATAACGAACACGTAATGTATGAATTTGACCAACTGGTCCAGTCATTGGTTGTACACCAACTAACTCGTTAGCAATAACGGTTGGCATAACGCGACGAATCACTGGAAGGATCACGCGATTTAATGTTGCAACGTTGCCGGCAGAAGTAGCACCTGCTGTAGCACTTTCTGCGAGATACTTGCGTGTATTCTCGAGTGTAGTTGCCATTACAGTTTTTTTGGTGCCTTGTAGGCCTTCTAGCAGAGCCTCTTTTGTATCTGCCCAACGGCTTGTTAGTAATTCTGACATTATATTATCTCCTAATAGTCTTTACTAAATTCCAGCAAGTCGACGAATATCTACAATATTAACATCTTCTTTGCTGCTACCTACGCTGTTGGTTTGTTTATTGCCTGTAATTTCTTTTGCCTCAACTAATGCCTGTTTTTTCTTTTGAGTATCTCCTGCTATTACACTTGGTAAGTACTTTTCAAAACTTGTTTTTAGTTTTAATGTATGTACGCTTTCAAGTAATTCTTTCATAATAGCTTTTTGCTTTGGAGCAAGAGGTGTTATTAAGTCATTTATAATTCCTTGACGTTCTTGACTTTCTTTAAGAATTTTAACTTCTTTATCTTTGCTCTCCATAACTAAACGTGCTTCTGCTACAGCGTTTTTAGCAGATGCAAGTTCTAATTCTTTTGTGTTTATAACCTTAAGCAATTTGCTTGTTTCTGATTTTTCGTTTAGATAACTGTGTTGATATTCGCTAGCAAAAGCTTCGAATAGTTTGCGACCAAAATCGTTACGACGAGCACTTTCAATATCTTCTTTCAATTGACCAATTTCTTTATTAAGAGTTTGTTCAACTGTAGCTTCTACTAATTGTGCAGCTCGTATTATAAACTGTTCTTTCATTTTGCTTAATGTATCACGACCTTCACGAACTAATCTTACTTTAGTTTTTGCTAAGTCTTGCTTGTCTAAATGAAATTCTGCAATTTCTTGTGCAAGAGCTTCTACCACAAACTTTTCCAGAGTTTTGAATTTTGTAGCCATCTGTACCTGATCTTCATGCAACTCTTTAACTTCAGCAGCAAGTTGTCTAGTAATGAATTCCTTCATTAATTGAGCAGTTTTTTTGCCTTTAGTAACAACTCTTGCCTTAGCTTTAGCAAGTTGATTACGATCTTCTACAAATTGCTTGATCTCATCTCTTAGCTGGTCGCTAAGCATACGATCAATCGCTTCAACCATAACCTGCTTGTCATGCTCATAGCGTTGTGCAAATTCTTCACGTAGTTCTTGAGTTAGCTGTGTACGGGCCTCGGTTATACGAGATTCCCAAGCTTTCTCAATGTCAGCTTTTACCTCTTTAGAAATCACATTATCCTCAAATAGTTGTTTTAGTGCATCCAACATTTAATTCTCCTATTTTTATCGGAGTTTGCCTATTATTTCTAATAGGCTCTCTTTGAGATATTTTTGTGCCTTGGGATCGTCTTTGACCTCTTGCGCTTTACGCAAGTTGCGATAACCGTAACGAGTATTCATTAGGTGTTCGTAAATTGGTGTAGGATACGCTCCAGGAGCACTTGGTTGAGCTACCACATCAATTGTGATAATCTCGAAATCGGAAACTTCACCGGAACCATCCTCTCTAACATTTCCGGATCCGCGACTACTTACTCCTAACTTCACACCGCTTTCTAACATAGTTTTCACTAGGTTACCCATTGGTGTAGGTAGGATTTTTAATTTTCCATAACCGTCTGCATTTTCCATCCACATTTTTGTAACCATGTGGCACACGCGGTCAAGGTTAATTTTTAGGTCATCAGGATGATCTACTTCGCCAAGAACTGAATATCCACCTTCTATTTGATCGTTCAGGGTTTTGACAGCCCTAGCGATTTCTTTCGCAGGATAAACACGCTGATTTTGATTCTTTTTGTCACCTTGAATAAAAATTCCTGACATATACAGGGACTTTCCATTTTCGGTTCCGTCCGATTCAACGACCATCTTTGCTTGATCGAAACTCAGGTTTTCACGAAGATAGTTCATCAATTAACCTTATTTGGCACGCTTAGAAACACCGTTTAAGATACTATCGGCACTTTTATCAGCCTGCTCTTTTCCTAAGCCATTTGGATATGTTGGCTGTTTATGTTTAAATGCTGTCTTGCCAGCATTACCACCTGGAACATTAACATTTCCCATGTTTTGCTCTTTAGGATTTGCTTTCAAAAGACTACTGCCTTTTAAATGTCCTTTATTAGCTTCAACTGGGCTACTTTCTGTACCACCTTTGAGGTTGGCTACTGTGCCACCCATATCGTTTTTACCTGCTACGATACTTCTTGTGTTTACACCATTGTCGCCCATTTTACCATAAGATGTATAATCCTTACCACCTACTTTTTCCACATATTCACGCATAAAGTTGTCTGTTTCGAAACTAAGTTCATCTTTTTCGGAATCCATATCCATGTCCATTTCATCGTCATTCATGTCCATTTCATCGTTTTCCATACCATTTTCATTAGACATTAAAGATTCGAATTCTGCTTTTAATTCCTCAAGTGCATCTTCTAAGTCAACTACACGATCTTCTAGATCATCTTCACTACCCATATCATCTTCATCGTTCATGTCGTCGCTTTCTAAGTCGTCGATCATATCGTCACTTGCATCACCGCCTACATCATCACCAGATTCGTCATCTTCGCCTTCTGCAAAGCCAAAACTTTCATCCATATCTTCATCTTCATCTTCATCTTCATCTTCATCTTCATTAACATTATCCTCATCTTCATTTTCTGTATCTACATCATTAAAATCTTCGGCAAGGATCTGTTCGTAAATTTCACGAGATTTAGCTACTACGATTTGATGAAAAAGCTCTCGTGCTTTGTCACTTTCGTCATTAATAAGATGTTCGAGCATCTGCTCGAATTTGTTTCGATCAGTCATGTTGTTATCTCCTTTAGGTTGTAAGGCTGTCATTAATATTTACAAAAAATTACTATAAACCGTGTTAAATGGTTGATTTTTTACCATGTTTTTACCAAATGATTAAAATCATCTAAATAAAGATGTTTAAAATTTTTGAATTCGAACTCTGGATCGAAAAAATTATTTTTATCTACTACTCTAAAAAATTTAATTGCCGAATGATTTTTTATTGTTTGTTCTGTTTGTCTTCGCCAATTTCCATAGTAGGTAGCAGATTCGTGTGATTTTTTATAATTTTCAGTATCTGTATATACATTATTAACAAGACCATTTGGCATTCCGATATAGTCAAAACCAAATATATAAATTTCTTTAGGTCCGTGGTCTGCTGCAAAATTTAAAGCAGTTGGTCCGCTGCTCCAGCCTAGACTGGGGTTAAAATAATTAAAGCCAACAAATTTTTTATACTTGGCATTAGGATTTGTCCATACCTCATGTGTTTTTTGCCATCCTTTAGATTCAATTTCAAAAATCATTTTTGTATCAACAGCGATTAAATAATCTGGTTCAAACTCTCTATAAAGAGCATTACACCCATAAATTTTACCAAATTTTTTTAAATGATGAAAGTTGAAATTAAGACGGCTTTTGCCATTACCTAGCACAAAACTACGCATAAATTATCCTTTGTAAATAATTATGCTGGAGATGATTTATACATTGTCTCTATAAATTCTAAATCTTTTTCTTGTTCTAGAATATGCTGCTCGCTGGCCTTACGAAGCTCATTAATTTGTTTTAATGTTAATCTAGTTTTACGTGTATCACTGCGTTTCATAACACTCAAATCACGATTGGGATTATAGGCTAAATCTTCTAGTCCTGATGGTTGTGATTGATCTCTATAAAATAATTCGCGTAATATCATAAAAATATTTATATCGTTGGGGTGGCTGAAGCGCCAATAGGCAAATTAGGAGCAACGCTAGGAGCAGCAGATTGTCCTGGTGCATTACCTACTTCTGGCGGAGCATTTTCATCTGCTAAAGCATTTACATCACTTTCTATACCAGCTTGACTTATTCCTGCACTACGCATTTCTCCGCTAGCATCTGTGGCAACTGCTTTTGCCTTTCCATTTTCTTCAGCCCATAATTTTTGATTCTCTGCTAACTCTTCATCTGTCATTCCTAAGAATCGTTTTAATGCAAACCGTTTACTAATAAACGGAATTTGCTGTATAGTATTAAATGTATTAATTCTTTGCCCATCCATTTCACTTTGTCTGTAAGCAGCAAAGTTTAGCGGTGGATTAAATTGTAATTCAAAAAGTCCTGTATCAAGGTTTAATCCTTTATCATGCAAGTATAATTTGAACTCTTGATCAAAAATTTCTTCTAAGAGATTTTGTAATCTTTCACAATATTTGTTAAATCGTAATTCTTGAATATATGCTGTTCCTACTCTGCCATCATTGTAACTAGACTGACTATCATCTGCTCCTGTTGGTAAATAACTACTAGGAATTCTTAAACCTCTAAATAATTTGTTAGTAAAATATTTTAAATCGTCTATTTCGCCTAAATTAGTGCCTCCTGGTAATGTGTCAACTTTACTGCCTCTGCCTTCTGCTGTTTGAGGAAAAAAGTAGTCTTCGTTTATACTTAGAGGATTGTAAGCACTATCTATTACATTTTGCCCGCCGCCTGTCACACTAGGAATACGTCGTTGATTAATTTCGTTTTTTACTCTTTCAACAAAGCTCATAGCTAAATGACTAGGCATATTACCTACATCTATATAAAATACACGACGTTCTGGAGCTCGCTGAACTCTATAGATAATTATAGCATCTTCTAGCAGTTCTTTTTGTTTATAAACTTTAAAAATTTGTTCCAGTAAACTATTACCAAAAGGATAGTTGTTATCTAATCCTTCACTTAAACTTAAATGTACTATGTGTTTTGCTTCTATAGCAACTTCATTTTGATTATTTTGAAATCTAGTTCCTGGACTTATAGGATATGCACTTGCTTGTCCTCGCGCGGCTGCTCCACCTGCTACATAAGCAGTACCTCTATTATTTGTGTTTGTAGTGTTAGGATTTATTGTTGTTACTACTAAATCCATAAAATTAGGATTTAAATCTCTTATAACATATTGTTCTGGTTTTTTACCTTCACTTTCGTTTACAATAATTTTAGTAACTTTGCCTGGATCAATATGAAACCATTGTTTTGTTTCTGGATCTCGTACAAAGAATACATCTCCATATTTTAAAATATTGCTAACGATTA